ACTTTATTCAAATTATTTTGATTATTTTTTAATAATTGAATTGCATTAGGATTTGCTGATAATCTAGTCCAACAAATTTTATTTTTATTTTCAGAAAGAAGTTTGATGGCATTAAAATTGATAGATAACAAAGACCATATAATTTTATTGCGTTGCTTTTCAAGAAAGTCTATGGAATTTGGATTTTCTGATAAATAATGGCAGTCCAGTTTTTCAGGATTAATCCAATCTCTTAATTTATAAACAGGTCTATTCAAACTCATTTGTTTTTATAAATTTAAAATTTAAAAATAAAAAATCAATTTTTTAGTCTCCAAATAACTCCTCAAGATAATCATAATCAGGATTTTTAAAGACCCTCGATGGTTTCATAACTTCCTTAATTAAATCTTCATAAATCTCTTCATTATTTTTTCGCATTTCTTCATAATCCATATGAAATATTGATGGATTTTGATAAAGATAGATATAATTACATAATTCATAATTATCTTCAATTAGATGAATAGCATTTGGATTTTTAACAATTTCACACCAATCAATACATTCACGGTTCTTTTCTAATATCTTGATAGCGTTTGGATTTCTTGATAATCTCGTCCAATCAATTTTTTGAGGATTAGCTTCTAATAGATGAATGGCATTTGGATTTATACATAAATTAGACCAATTAATTTTATTCAAATTTTCTTCAATCAAATGAATGGCATTTGGATTTCTTGACAATAAATCCCATCTAATCTTATCACGGTTCTTTTCCAAAATCTTGATGGCATTTGGATTTTCGTTTAAGTAATACCAATTAATCTTATCAGGATTAGCTTCTAATAAATGAATAGCATTTGAATTACTCGACAACAATTCCCAATCAATCTTATCTGGATTAGCTTCGAGAAGATGAATAGCATTTGGATTTTTTGATAAACAATTCCAATAAATTTTATCCTGATTTTCATTAAGAAGCTTGATGGCATTTGAATATCTTGAAAAACTATACCAATCAATCTTATCCTGATTTTTCTCAAGAAGCTTGACAGCATTTGGATTTCTTGATAATAATTCCCAATCAATCTTATCCGTATTTTCTTCAAGAAGCTTAATAGCATTTGGATTTAAAGAAAGTCCGTCCCAATTGATTAATTCAGGATTTCTTTCAAGAAAATCCACTGCTTTTTCATTTCTAGATAAATAATAATGAATAATGACATTTTCCTTAGTAATCATATCTTTATTAATCCAATTCCTCAAATTCCAAACTGGCTTATTCAAACTCATCGTTAGATATTCTTTTTGGATATAAAGAATTAAATCATTTTTTATTTAAAAAAATTTAATATGAATTATTTTGGCAAATATTTAATAATATCTGGTATGATAAATACATTATTATTCAATTATAATATTCATAATGTGGATATTATAAGAAATAAGAAGAGGACGAAATTATTGGCAATGGAACGACTTAAATATTCTTTATTAGCTTTCACAATTGGATGGCTAAAATTACCTGTATATATAGATTATATAAATGTTAGGATGTTAAAAGAAAATCCGGAAGATTATGATTTAATAGAATTTCCTAAAAAAGAGATTGAATATTACAAGATTTTTAAACATATTTAAGTAAATGAATAAAAAAATGATTTTTAAAAATAATTAAAAAGGACGTCGAAGAAAAATGAGTAGATACAGTTCAAGTTTCTTTCCTGAAAGAGCAATAGTGAAAACGATTAAGAATTGGGGAACGAAGGATTTTGATGTAATTATCTGGAACCAAGATGAATATAATCAAATGACCAAGTCTGTTGAATTTATTCTTCGTAATCTTGATAATGCGAAGGTCATAGGAGACATCAAGGAAGACCTGTGTATTATCGAGTTCAATAATGCGAATTTCAAAATCCTTAAGAAGTATGGATGTTTCTCCACCTTTAACATCATAAAGGTTTAAGGATTACTTGTATAGATTTATACATATGTCAAAAATGGAAAACGAGGATAGTTATGAAAAACTTATTGATGTCATTAGGAATTTCGAGGAAGACACTGAAGTTTTTTTTAATTATTGGATAGATATTCGTCTATTACTTGATAGAGTTCTCAAGGAATTGAAAGGATGTCAAGTGAAGGAATTGAATTGGAGTAATTTCAAGATTGTTTATAATGAGAATGAATTATTGATAGATAGAACTGCTAATCCGGATGGTAGTTCTGTTTATTCAATTAAAAAAGATACTTAAGGACTTAATGAATATATTTATTATTATTGCCAAAATGACAAAAACAATATTTTGTGATATTGATGGAACTATTTTAAAACATAAAGGAGATATTTATAAAAATGTTTTAGAAACTCCTGAGATATTAAATGGTGTTCTTGATAAATTTCAGGAATGGGATAAAAATAATTATAAAATAATTTTAACAACAGGTAGAAAACCATCCACAAGAAAACAAACAATAGAACAATTAAATTCATTGGGAATTATTTATGATGAATTAATTATGGGTTTGCCAAATGGAGACAGAATTTTAATAAATGATAAAAAATTTAATGGTATTGATAATACCGCATATGTATATAATCTGGTTCGTAATGAAGGAATGAATAATTTAAATTTTAATTTAAATGATGTAGATAAAAAATTTGATAAACCTTGGGGATATGAAGAACTAATTGAATATAATAAAAATTATGTTGTTAAAAAATTATTTATGAAAGAAGGTCATTCCTGTAGCACTCAATATCATAAATTAAAAACAGAAACTATTATTATTTTAAAAGGTATTTTAAGAATTTTCATTGGAAATGATATAAATTCACTCGAATTTAAAGATTATCAAGAAGGAGAAAATATAACAATTAAACCATATACCATTCATAAAATGGTAGGTATTACTGATTGTTTATATTTAGAAACTTCTACAAATGAATTATGGGATGTTGTTCGTCTTCAAGATGATTATAATCGAATAACTCCTTAAATAAATTATATTTACTGAAATAAAATAAAAATTTGGAAATATTATATTCGTGTAATGGCGACATATTTAACCAAATCAAAGATGTCAATATTTTTATTTTTTTAAGATTTAGATTTTTTTCTATTACAAATTTATCAAAATCTTCTAATTGTTGAATAAATAAATAATTACATTTCAAATCAACCATTATTTCATTATCATCAATTACTATAACATCAAATAAACCCCTATTAATATTATTATGATTAAAAATTATATTATGTCGTAATTTCGCCAAATCATAATACATATCTCCTTTATTAATATTATTACAAAAATCTTCCCTCCAATCTATTAATTTATAATTATTATCATTATCATATATAATATTATCCATAATAAAATCTCCGTGATATTCATAAAATTCATTCGTATTTAAAGAATTCCAATCAATATTTAAAAGAAGTTCATTTATAGTTCCTATTTTAATTCCATTTATAATTTCATAATCCTTAAAATTAAATATCTTTAAATCATTTAAACGTTTATATGTTTTTTCTTTATAAAATTCATTACAAATTTTAATAAAATCATCATTTATTTCTTTATTTATCCATAAATTTTTATATGACCAATTTAAAAGTTTATAAATTTCACCATATCTTTTTATTTTCGATAAAATTGTGCCTTTCACTAATTCCATTCCATAAAAATAATTACCTTCATTTAAAATCTTAGGGGTCTTTGGATATAATCTCTTACCCCGTTCTATCTTCTTTAAATTACTTTCACTATTATTTATAAATTTAATAACTTTCGTTTCCATAAAACATATCCCCTCATTATCTTTATGAAGTATCTCATAATCACATTTAATCTTATTTAAAGCTATATTATAAGAATTTATATTCCCAATATCAAACCATTCCTCCACTATCTTATAATAAAATTTCGTATTATTATTAATTAATAAAGATATCACATCTATATCACTTAAATTTCTATTCATATGATTTTTATCATATATTTCCATCATCGTATTCCAATAATTTTCATAATCATATATATATGAAACACCTGTATAAACATAATCAAAATCCTTCTCACCCTTATTATTAACCTTCATAATTTCATTACCAATTATATTTATTGATGAATATAATGAACCTTCATTTGATTTTGCCACAAATAAATAATTTCTTTCCAATTTATCAATTATTATATCATCATTTATAATACTATCACAACAAAAAAATAAAAATGGTGATTGAAGATAATTTTTACATTCTAATTGTGAATGAACTAAACTTGAACCATCTCCGTCATAATTCTCAATATTTACAAATATAAAATTATGTTTATCATAAGCCATTTCCAGAAATTCCTTGACAAGATTTCCCTGATATCCTAAAGTTATTATAAAATCCGTCGTTCTATAATCAAATTTGTCAATGATATGACAAATAGCAAACTTGTTTCCAACCCTTATTAATGACTTATTTATAAATTTAGTTAAATTACCTAAACGACTTCCTATTCCACTCGTAGTTATTAAAACCTTTCTTCTAAATATTCCATACAAATTATTCAATTTATTCATAATCGCTGATGATATTATATCATCTATAGGAACTTTTAATTGTTTCCTTAATTCTAAAAATGATGGATATGAAAATGTATAATGACCACATATAAGAACCAATTTCTCTTTATTTTCCTCTGGTATAAATGAAGAAGATACCCATTTTTTCCATTTACCAGATTTTAAACAAATATCAAAAAAATCCTCAAATAAACCATATTCCTTGAAATATTTAAGATATATAGAAGTTTCTATTTCTCCAAATTCAGGCGCTATATTTATACATTCCAATCCACATTCATATTTATTTAATATCGTCTTATTATCTACCCAATCTCCATTATGTTCCTTCGAAATTAAATTGAATTTTTTCGCAATACCTATCATCTTTTTTAATTTTTTTTCATCATATATTCCAATATTTGACTTCTCATTTAAAGCTGTTCCAGCCTGAACTACCAAATATTTAATTTTATCAAATGCCGACGACGAAAGACGTTTTTTCAATTCTTCAACAAACATTTCTAATTCTTCCACCTCAAACTTTCTAATTGCTTCCTCCGTTCCTATCTCAAATTCAATATCCTTATTTAAATTATGACAAAATTCAATCATCTTAATAGTTTCATTAAGACCATCCTGAAAATCCTGAAATTTTTTAAATGGGTCTATATGAATAATATCCATATATTCACAATCTATTCTTAATGAATTATATCCATCATCTTCATATGTTCCTTGAGAATTCCCTGAATGGTCTCTTTCAATCTTAATATTACCATTTCTACTCTTTACATATGAAACAAAATCAGCAGTAGTCCAATTATTCACATATCCTCCATCATAATCTACTTGTCTTCTCGATGGAATAAATGTAATTTCCTCATTTCTTTCGTTCGCAAATTTAATAACATTATCTACAACATTTTTACTCATAACACCAATGAAAAATTTCATATTTCTATAATTGAATAAAAAAATTCTTATGAAATAGCGTATCATCTATCACATTTATGTATCCCATTTTTCTAAATATAAATAAACCAATAATTCTCTCATAAGCCTGTGATATATCCTTGTCATTTGATATAACATTTAATAAACCACTTTTAATTATCTCATTCATCATCAAATTATTACAATAAAACGAATTCCATATAGCTAATGGATCATTATTCCAATTATCCATTTTCAAATAACTTAAATATTTATTTATTAAATTCAATCCATTTTCATCCCAACATAAATCTCTTGTTGTTTTAAATACATACGCATCTGGTTTATCAACACTCAATTCATAATCAAGTTTTTTATGAAATTGAATATTATGTTGAATACATAAATATCTGTCTGCTTCAAAGTATTTCAATGCTAAATTATATGCTCCAATTTCAAATCTATATATATCACTCGTATTTTTTATTATATACATATTTAATGATATCGCAACATCTATCCAATCCTTATTATAAGAATTATTATCAACTATCACTATCACTTCCTTTTCAAAATATTTTCTTAAATCTTTCAAACAATTTATAGATATATTTATTTTCTCTCTATCTATGTTTCCTATATATAATGCCACGATTATTAATGTTCCATTAACATAAGTTCTTTTAGGAACATTCAAAAAATTTAAATATCTATTATAATCTTCCAAATTATTCGCATCCCATAATAATCCACATATTTTCTTCTTAATAAACTTATTTTCATATTTATTTATTTCATTATTTATATATATATTCTCATCTTCTTTTTTTATTAACCAAGCTCCAGCAATATTATTCCAATATATAATCGAATTATTAATATCTTTAATTATATAATAATCAATTCTATCTATTATATTAGTTCCTTTAACTATCAACATTAAATCATAATATTCATTCTTTATTAAATTTTTATTATTCATTATAAAAACATCAGGTTCATTCAAACATATATATCCATTATATTCCTCTTTAATTAATATAATAATTTTATTACATATTTGTTTCAGTTTATCATACCAATATCTCAATAATATCTTATTATTTTTTAATTTATATAAAAAAGATATATTATCACATTCTATTATACCTATCATTTATTTATCTGTTATTAAAAAACCATATAATTTATTTAATAAAAAAATGACATTAATTTTTATTTTGGTTTTTTAATGTTTCAACCTAAATATATCGATTTCAAAAACTCTAGAATAGAACGTCAAAGATATAATGATAATTTAGTTTATAATGCTATTAAAACTAATAATAATTATACAAAAATATTAATAATAAAGAATTAGATAAAATTTTAAATGAATTAATTAATTTATGTATCGAAAATGACATAATGAATAAAATATTATCAGGAAGAATTAGTAAATGTGCTTCAAAACAAGGAAATTTAGATGAAATAATTCAATTATCAACGATTAATGAATTAACAACTAATTATAATATATATATATTGAAAAATCAAATGTAATTGATTATATTCCAATGGAAGATGGCTTAATCATTAAAAAAGATTGTAATAAAATTGATAAGAAATCTTTAAAATCATTTGACGCCAAAGTTTCAGGAAATATTAACGGATTTATGTTCGCTAAAATTGTTTATGGAAATGGAGGACACCAAGATAATGTCTTTGAAGAAGCTAATAATTTATGTGAATGGATTATTAAATTTCATAAAAATAAAGATACAACATTTATATTAATAATTGATACAGATTTGATAACAAAAATAAATAAATTAATTGATAAATATAAACATATTAGTAATATCATAATTAGTAATCATTATATCTAATTATCAAGTAAATACTTAAATATCCTAAATGCTAATTCAAAACTTATTCTTTTTCTATTATTTTCTCTATAATTACTTAAGAATAGTGAATGATATCTTTCACGATTTTCTTCAAGAAATTTATTAAACCTCTCCACTAAAATCTTTTGTTTCTCTTTTGTAATCATTGGATTTATTGTTAAAGTCGCATAACTCCTCATACTTAAATTTCGTGTATTATCTATTATCATCTTCAACCATCATCGCACTAATTCTATTCGTATCATCAATCATCTTTAATAAAATATTCGAAATATTCTCTTGTTTTGAATTTTTCGTCGCCCTCTCAATATCATATGAATTTGAAGAAACCAATTTTAATATTTCTCCGCCTATCATATAATCATTTCTATCATTCAATTCAACTTCTATCAATCTTTATAATTTCATCGTTATCATCTTTTCTTAATTTATATTGAATAACACATACACTTATAGATGTATCGTCAAAAACTCTCTCTTCAAAAATATTTATCAATTTTATTTGAAATTTCTTAATAAAATCTTTCCTAATCTTTATATCATTATTTCTATGAGAACATATGAAATTTATTGGAATTATTAATATTCCTCCAATACTTTTAGATTTTATTAAAGATTTTATAAAACATTTATATAAATCATCCGTTTTATATATATCATAAATTTCCTTATCATCATTCTTATTTTTAGCGATATATGGTGGATTTGTTAAAACAAATTTTCCATCATAATTAGGTGGATTTTTTAATGTATCTCTTTCAATTATATATGATTGTTTCAGTTCAATATCATAACATTCTAAATTATAATTTTTTTTCAAAAATTTAAGTAAATCTCCATATCCACAAAAATGCTCTATAATATTTATTACATCATCAGGAATTATCATATTAGTTAAATATATTCATAATTAGTTGTATAAAATTGACCTAACTTAGCTTTGGATGATTTCATTTATAATTTTATTTAAAAATATTATTCATTTTTTATTTAATTAAATATGGATAATAAAGGAAAGCGATGGACTAAAGAAGAAGATGATGATTTAATATATGAAGTTAATAATTTAATCCCTTTAGAAAAAATTGCCGAAAATCATAAAAGAGGATTAAATGGTATAAAATTAAGAATTATTCAAAATTGTATTTATCCAATTATTAACGAAGATTATAAACATATTTCATCTTTTTATTCAATCGACCAAATAGCTATCGATAATTATATAAATAAATTATCTAATCCTCCTATTAAATCTCCTCCTAAAAAATCTCAAAGAAATATAATTGAACAATTAAATGACATCGAAAAAAAATTAGATAAAATTATATTTGTATTAAATTTATAGAAATTTAAATAAAAATGATTATTTGAAAACATTAATTATTCACCCTTGGTCGATTGATTTGATATCTATCTATCTTGGGTCATTGCGATGAGTTTCACTGACGACATTTGTGATGAGATTAGCTCTATGCTTTACTGTTCCGCTCGCAACAGGCGTGTCTTCTTCGATGAGGAAATGTCTGCCGACGAGTTGGCCAGTTTGCCTTCGGCCTGTTCTCGTCATCTCGGCTATGTTCTCCTCGCCTTCAACAAATCCGGATTTCTTCTTTCCTACGAATACCTGACTGACGGCAAACCTCACTTCTTCTTCGTGGCGCTTGACGACGAGATTGAGCCCAAGGACTTTCCTATTGTCCCCAAGTTTGATATCTTCCACTCAACCGACTACGCTGAGATTTCTCGACGGTTCGCCAATTATTCAGGTGTTTAATCACGAATTTCACCAAAATGACAAGTGGTTTTTTGTCATTTGTTTTATTTTTCCACCTTCATTAAATAAAAATTGATTTCTATCTTTGTTTTAATTATTACCTGATAGGTCAAAAATGAACGTTGATGAATTGTGTGTTGAAATGAGTTGTGCTACTCTGGATAATTCCACTGATTTCATTAACAGAGTTCGTGAATGTCTTCATCAATCTGCTGACGAATTCACAAGCAATCCCTCGAACAAAACTATTAATTTTCAATTTGAACTTGATAATTTCGTTGAGCAAGATTTCGAAGATGCCGTTTATAGCGTTGTTGATACTTATAATAATTATGCCTATGTTGATTTCGTGGAAGAAAATCACTGTTGTATCGAATGGCATCCTATCTATTGTAATATCAGGTTCGCAAAACTAGGTAATAAGCACGTTTTCTACGTCGCCTGCGTCCTGTTTGACGAAGTTCCTACTACGTATTAAATGACAGCTTTTTTGTCATTTATTTATAGATATATGACGGATTATAAGGATGTTATTATTATTGGTGGAGGTGTTGCTGGATTAGCCTTTGCTAATGAGGTCATTAAAAAGAACCCTCAAGCAAATGTTAAAATTATCGAAAAGGATAAATCATTAGGAGGTTGTCATAAAGTCGATAGAAAGTTATTTAAAAATGAATATTATTTTTGCGAACACGCTGTAAGGATTTACATTGGAAATTATGTGAATTTTATAAGTATTCTTAAAAGTATGAATTTGAATTTTAGTGATTTATTTGTGAAATATAAATATGATTTCATAAGTATTTCTAATAAATTTATTATGGAATTTAAACCATTCACTTATCAAGAATTATTCGCCATTACTAGAGACCTATTATTCACCATCATTTCAAATAATTATGGAACTAATATCTCCGTTAAAGATTATGCGATAATTAATAATTTCACTCCCAAAGCCCAAAAATTCCTCGATAGTTTCTGTAGAACTACTGATGGAGGCGATGCTTCACGCATTTCTTTAAATCAATTTTTAACATCAACTATTCAATCATATTTATATAAGATTTATGTTCCACGACTTCCTAATGATGAGGGATTATTTAAATATTGGGGGGATTATTTAAGGAAGAATAGGGTTGATATACGTCTTAATAGTGGAGTTAAGGAATTGATAACGGATGATAAGAGAAATATTAAGAAGGTTGTTTTAGAAAATGGGAAAGAAATTGAGGGAGATTTATTCATATTAGCTATACCTCCTGAAAGTTTTGTGAATATTATTAAAAATAATGAAAAGACTATTGATGCTTTTGGCAATTTTAAGGAACTCGAGAAGTTTGCTGAGAAAACTGATTATAATGAATATATATCGATGACATTTATATGGGATTATGAATTGAAATTAGAAGATAAGATTTTGACTTTTTTAGAAACCGAATGGGAATTATCAATAATGATTATGAGTAATTATATGAAATTTAAAGAAAGTAAGGCGAAAACTGTTATGAGTATTTCAGTAGTTTTAACAGATGTTAAAAATTCATATCTCAAAAAAACCGCAAATGAATGTAATGAAGAAGAATTAATTAATTCTGTATATCAACAAATCCTAACCATCTATAAAAATATCCCCGAACCTACTCTCTATTTCCTCAATAATTATTATGATAATGATTTAAAGAAATGGGTATCAAATAATACGGCATTTATAAAAGTTCCTAATATTGATTATATAGATTTTAAGAGTAGTAAATTTAAGAATTTATATAATCTTGGAACTCATAATGGAAAACATAAGAATTCTTTCACATCTGTAGAAAGTGCTGTAAGTAATTCCATAAAATTATCAAATATTATTTATGAGAAAAAAACAAGAATTAAGAGATGTTTTGATTTAAGGGATTTGGTGATAGTTCTAATATCTTTAATAATCTTTTTATTATTATTAACAAAAATTAAATGAATTTTTGAGGAGGAAATGATAGAAATGATACCAATTTCCTAATATATTCATATTCATCATAAACTTTTGAAATATAAGCATATGGATATGGCGGACGAACAATTTCAATTTCATAAGAAGGAATACATTTGTATTGACGAAATGGAACATCTAAATTTGGATTATAAACAATTCCATAACTTCCTCCTCCGCTTGAAGATTGATAATTATGATTGATATAATATCGATTTTTCAACCACCAACAATCATTACTAGGTTCGTGAAGAGGAAAGATGAAATTATAATCGCGAATTAGAGATGAATTGATGCGTTTATAAATTGGATGTGCCTTAAAATTTTCAACGGTGTCGTCGCTGAAATATGCGAAAGAAACCGTGAAATTATCATAATCAATCTTCAATAATTCTTCAAAATAATAATCCTTGTCAAACGAACTAATATCAAAGTTGCAATCATTATGATTAAGACACGGTGAAGGAGCAACTGTGAAAAATGATATCGAATTAATATTACCTTTATTAAGTAGAAAATTCAAGGCCAATTTTCTCAAATACGTCTCAGTTCTATTTTTGTTAATCTCACCAGTTTTCTTTAAATCCAAATGAACTTGATGAGATTTGTTCTTGAAATCATCGAATTCCTTCTTTAAATCCAAATGAACTTTTAGGAGATTATTTAGAAGGATTTCCGTTTGAATACCTGATTTAATTTCAGGAGGTTTATAATTATCCACAATGAAATCACTCATAGTTTCGGTATAATTATAGAGAGTTGTTATATCCTCTTCAATTTCATCAAGTTTTCTGCGAGTATTCGAATTATTCTTATCATTGGATATATGAATATAGATGATTGAACCTATGATAGATATCAATATCAAACTCATTAAGAAAATCAATAAACATCTAATCTTCTTTAATGATGAAACTGGCTCAAGATTTTGATAAACCATCATTGGATAATTCTTGAATAAATGACAAAAAGTCATTTTTCTAAAATTCTCATTTAATTTTCAAACGAGTTCGTCATAGAAAGTGTCGGTGTGTTCGTAATAGAATTCGCAAACCATATCCTCAACATTATCAAGAAAATGGTCGTAATAAAGGATTAGGAAGAAATTACTATCATAAATAGCCTTTTCGATATAAGGAACGTCGGCTGGATAGGGAAATGAGAACTTTTCTTCATATCTATCGATTAATTCCTCAATAGAATAGCCTTTTTCAATCTTGTCGAAGGTGTAGTTCATAAGATTGAATAGGATGGAATAGTAAGCGTTTTCGTATTGGAACATCACGACGAATTTTATATGAAAAATTAAAAATCAATTTTTAAGCTATTTCATATGAAAATTAGACAAATTTAGTCATAGAAAGTTGAGTGATAGTCTTGATAATATTTATTAACCATTTCTTCAATACTATTAAGGAGTTCATAATAGTAGATAAAACCTAGATAATTGTTCTCATACAAGTCTTCATCATAATTATTATTAATGACGGGATGTGGAATGGAAAAGTTCGAAATCCAATAGTTTTCCAAGTTATCCATAGAATAACCACATTCGACTTTTTCGAGAGTGAAAACAATGAGGTCAAAGAAAATGGAATAGTAAGCGTTTTCGTATTGGAACATTTTCACGAAATAATTGAATATTTGTGATAATCATTTTTTAAAAATAATTATGATAAATTTAAAACAGATTTATTAAAATATTCTTATAAAAATAATTAAGATGTTAGATAATAATAAAGAGGATACCGAAGAGACGATGATAAATAGTCCAGATGAAGAAAGTCCAAAAATAGAACCCATAAATAAAAATGAGGTTTTCATTGATATTCCTATAAGAACTACGAGTAATGAAAATGAGGTTAAGGGAACGGCATCAGCAGATTTAGTAAGTATTCAAGGTTCAACTGAAATGGTTAATGAAATAATTCAAACGAATGATAATGACACTGTTGAATTAATTGTTGTTAATGATTTAGACGAAAAAGCTAATAAATTAATTAAGTTAATCAAAGAAAATAAGAAAAAAATTACAAATAATCTTTATATAATTTCTTGTAAATATGATAATATTTATTATAGATATAATTCGATATCATTATCATTATTGATAATATCTACAATTATTACATTTATAGAGGCGATAAGATTAACAATAGTTAATTATGACACTCAATTTAAGGGGTCTGAAATTAGTCGATATATATCACAGGAGACGATTTCATTAATAATCAATTGTGTTTCATTATCATTAAGCACGATATTAACGATATTGAGTTCAATAGCGAGATTTAAGAATTATAAGGAGAATATGGATAAGTTGAAGATAATTCACGATACATTATTTAATTATAAGAATTTGTATGATAAGGAGAAGGATTTAATTATTTATTATAAGATTAATGGAGGATTAACAATAGAGATTTTCAGGAAGGTGGAGGAGACGATTAATGAATATTATAAGGAGATTAAGAATTTGAATATATTCGAGAATATTAGAAATACTGATATAATTAAGTTTAATAAAATAAAAGTTAATCACGATATAAAACTTCAAAAATTAGCATCTACGAGAGAAATAGAATTATTGAAATTGAATAAATCTACGGATAAAAAGAAGGATGAATTAAATAATCCTGATAATATTCAAGGATTAGATAAGTGTTGTTATAAAGTTCTTTAATTGGAATAAGCGAGACCACCCATACCTGAAAGAATACGAAGAACGTTATAATTGGTGGTATAGATATAGATATTGCCAGTAACTTTTGATGATACTGATAGAATAGCAGTGTCAATGCGAGACATATTAAGAGTTCCAGAGGGTTGATGTTCTTCGGGTTTGATGGCGAAGGAATAGACATTGATACCTTTGTGGAAAACGTCTGGAGTATTTTCGTGATGTTGATAAGGTTGAACGAGGGAGAAATATCTGCCATCACGTTCAGCGAAACGGTCATTACCATTTAGTTGTATCTTAGCAGAGTTAATGGGATTTTCACCAATATAGGAATTATTATCACTATTACGAGTGCTGAAATTATTCCAATAGAGATTAACATCAGCTACACCACTAGCATTTTTATCGGGTTTTACATACCAGATGAGTTCCTTACAGGGATGATTGAAATTCATACGAATAGATTTAGTAGAATTTAAGTTGCTAGTGATGCTGTCGCTACCAGTGAATTGGAGTTGTTCGATGAGATATTCGTGAGTAAGTTGGGCGAAGCGTCGGCGTTCATCGGTATCGAGGAAGATGTAATCGACCCAGAGGGCGACTTCACTGAGAAGAACATTAGAAGGAGAGCCAAGTAATTCATTATTATCTAAACTAGGAGTTGTTAAGGCAGCGCCATTATAATTAAGCATCGTAAAAGCTTTGTCTGAGAAATTCTTTGAAGTATCAACGAGATTAGCTCTATCTTCGAATTCGATATTAATCTTAACTTCGTGATATTGGAGGGCGATGAGGGGAAGTGCGAGACCTACATTGCGACAGAACCAGAATTCAAGGGGAACATTAACTACATAAGATTGTTTAGCAGATAGATAAATGGAATGATTATATCTATCACCACCAACCATTAGATAATAGCCATCGCGTTTTCCGGCGGGAAGAGAAAGTTCATTCCAAATATAGAGCCATTCAGCATAATGTTTATCAATACGCTGACCACCAATTTCGAGTTCAATTGTTTTTAGAAGCTTAAGTCCAAAATAAGGAACTAGAGCAACTCCATTATCAGGATTAGCAGCAGAATTAGTAACAGCATTGTCATTAGTGAATTTAGCACGAAGATATACACGATTGATTAAATCACCATTACGAGTTATTTGACAAGTAACGCGAGAGCCGAACGTAGGATTACCGTTGAAAGTTTGTTCGATTGCTTCTATAGCGAAATTGGTATGACGACGATAGGCTACTTTAAAAAAAGTAATTTGAGGATTACCAGTTAAATAAACATCTTGAGCTCCATAAGCGACAAGTTGAAGAAGACCACCACCCATTTATGCTATATTCTTTATACTATAATAGGAGAAATAGATATATAGAGTAGTATTAGCAAGTGTGTAATTCTTTGAATAGGCAGTTCCAGAATAGACACCAAGTTGGAGGATAGCGGTATCAATGCGGGACATATTGAGAGTTCCTGATGGTTGATGTTCTTCAGGTTTTAGTGCGAAGGAATAGACGTTGATACCAGCATTAGCAGGGATATTTTCGTGATGTTGATAAGGTTGGACGACGTTGAAATAAACACCATCACGAGTAGCAAAACGGTCATTACCATTGAGAACAAGTTTAGCAGATGTTACTGGATTGGAGGGATAGAGGAGTTCGCTATTATTTCCAGTAACACCATCATACATAAGAGCAGATTTGAGACCAGAAGAAGTTGATACAGTGTTATCTACACTATTAACCTTAGTAGTATAATTGAACCAGTTATTAGTATTATTGTTAGAATTAGAAAGGAACCATACAAGTTCCTTACAGGGATGATTGAAGTTCATCTTGATTTTAGGAGTAGCAGAAGTTCCAATGGTTTCTTCGCCAGTAAATTGGAGTTGTTCGATGAGATATTCGTGAGTAAGTTGAGCGAAACGACGACGTTCATCAGTATCAAGGAAGATATAATCAACCCATAGAGATGCGGTGAAAGAAGGTTTAGCAGTTGTTCCCTCAAATTTACATTTAGCTTCGGTTTCAAAATTGATATTAATCTTGACTTCGTGATATTGGAGGGCGATGAGGGGAAGTGCGAGACCTACATTGCGACAGAACCAGAATTCAAGAGGAACATAGAGAGTTGAATTGATGGTCGAACCAATTGTGCCACCATAAGCACCTACCATATCATTCCAACCATCTCGTTTGCTGGCTGGAAGAGTGAGTTCATTCCATACATAAAGCCAATGAGCGTAATGACGGTCAATTCGTTGGCCTCCAATTTCAATTTCCACATAATTAAGAACTCGAAGACCAAAATATTTACAATAAGAATCGGTTAAAGGTGTTAGACGTAGTTGGAGATAGACACGATTAATTAAATCACCATTACGAGAGATTTGACAAGTAACGCGAGAGCCAAAATCAGGAGTTCCATTGAAAGTTTGTTCGATTGCTTCTATAGCGAAATTGGTATGACGACGATAAACCGCTTTGAAAAAAGTAATTTGAGGATTACCAGTTAAATAAACATCTTGAGCTCCATAAGCGACAAGTTGAAGAAGACCACCACCCATTTATGCTATATTCTTTATACTATAATAGGAGAAAATAGATATTAATATTACCTGCTACCGTTGATGAGTTAAAGACAGATAGAACGGCAGTATCAATTCGAGACATATTGAGAGTTCCAGATGGTTGATGTTCTTCAGGTTTTAGTGCGAAGGAATAGACGTTAATTCCACAATTGGCAGGAATATTGGTATGATGTTGATAAGGTTGAACGTAATTGAAATAAGTTCCATCGCGTTCAGCAAAACGGTCATTTCCATTAAGTTGAAGAAGACATTTAGAGAAAGGATTTTTGGCGCTTGCTACAAAGCCAGGCTCTACATTATAAACAATCTTAGATAGCGTTGTAGATATGCCTGGAGTAGTGTCAGGGTCGCTAAAAGCGTGAATAGTTTTATCATATGCTTGGGAGCCACCAATGGCATTACTTCCTTCGTTAAATGCACCATTAGCTTGAACGGTATAATTATACCATTGAGTTACATTAGCATTGGTAGAATATTTGCCAACCCATACGAGTTCCTTACAGGGATGATTGAAGTTTAGTTTAACACGAGTTGATGAATTGGCATTGATAGCTTCAGCACCGGTGAATTGGAGTTGTTCGATGAGATATTCGTGGGTAAGTTGAGCAAATTTACGACGTTCATCGGTATCAAGGAAGATGTAATCAACCCAAAGATTGACTTCACTTAGGGCTGATGCGGTATTTGGTGGTTCTGTCGCTCCTACGTTAAGAGAATACATACAATTATTCACATTTTCGAATTCAATCTTGATTTTGACTTCGTGATATTGGAGGGCGATGAGGGGAAGAGCGAGACCGATATTGCGACAGAACCAGAATTCGAGGGGAATGAAGAGTTTAGCACCACCTTTAGTTACATCATTATCAGCACCTACCATAAATTCCCACGCTGAACGTTTGCCAAGGGGAAGAGAAAGTTCATTCCAGATATATAGCCAATCAGCATAATGTTTATCAATTTGTTGGCCACCAATCTCGATAGAAACTGATTTAAGGAGACGAAGACCAACATAATTGACATATTTATCATTAGCATTAGCACAAGCGGGAAGAGTAGCTTCGAGATAGGTGCGATGGATTAAATCACCATTACGAGAGATTTGACAATAGACGGTATTGCCGAATGCTGGAGAACCAGAGAAAGTTTGTTGAATAGCTTCCATAGCGAAGTTGGTATGACGACGATAAACAACTTTGAAGAAAGTAATTTGTGGATTACCAGTTAAATAAACATCTTGAGCTCCATAAGCGACAAGTTGAAGAAGACCACCACCCATTTATGCTATATTCTTTATACTATAATAGGAGAAAAAAAAAGAATTGTATTTCAACTATATAAACATATTAAAACACATTTAATAATAGATAATAAACATAAAATAATGTTTAAGGATAAGACTTCTAAAAAACGGCTTCATACGAATAAGGATTTATCGACATTAGACGCCATGCATAATAAGGTTATTAACGATTATTCTCTCAAAATTGAGGAGGAGAAAAAAAACTTGAAGAGGATAAAGGAATTGGAGGATATATCTAATGATATTAATAGACAAATCGTTCATTATAATAAGTTAAAAGAAATTAATGAGTTTGATAATTACTATAATGATTTATGGAGTAGTAATATAAAGATTAAGGAGGAAATCATCAAACTTCGGGAGGATATTAAGAATTTGAATAATTATAATGAAATTGAGTATTATGAGAATACCAGTTATATTTTATTCAATTATTATGATATGATTGACAAACAATCAAATATAAAAACTTATAAACATAAGAATAAGAACAAATCCATAATTGATTTATTTAATATTAATCAAGATAATCCTGAAAAATCAAATAATCTTAATAATCCGGATGATGAAGAAGAAGAAGTTGTTGAGAAAAGTTCATTAGTAGATGAATATTTATCATTAACGAATAGTAATCATATTAAGAAAATTAATTATGAACCTAGGGATATTTGTAGAAATTGTTCCAATTGTCTAACAATTCTTCAACAAGAGGCAATAATGGTTTGTGATTTATGTGGATTTCAAGAACCATTATTAATAGAACAAAATAGACCGATATTGAAACAAAATACGAAGGATACCTCTCATTTCAGTTATAAACGGATTAATCATTTCCGTGAATGGTGTAATCAGGTTCAAGGGAAGGAAAGCACGGATATTCCTAATGAGGTTTTTGAGAAGATTTTAAATGAGATTAAGAAGGAGAAGATTAGTGATACGAAGAACATTACTTATAATAAGATGCGTGAAATTCTCAAACGACTACGAATAAATAAATATTACGAACATATTAATTATATCATTAATAGGATTAATGGAATTCCTACTCCTCAATTTTCAGCGGAATTGGAGGAAAAATTATGTAATATGTTTAGAGATATTCAAGCACCATTTCTTAAACATTGTCCCAAAGATAGAAAGAATTTCTTATCATATAGTTATGTTTTATATAAATTCTTTCAAATATTAGAATTGAACGAGTATTTAAAATTCTTTCCCTTATTGAAGAGCAGGGAGAAATTATACGCACAAGACCAGATTTGGAAAAAGATATGTGAAGAACTTAATTATAAAGTCATTCCTTCTTTATAAATAAGATAAAAATTATTTGGATTTTTTAAGCAGGGAAACCAACGAGGCGGAAACCAGCACCAAGACCAACACCTTGACGAGCACCAGCGGAGATTGAGGGGGAAATGAGGTCGAATATGGAGAAAACGGCGGCAGCAGTTAGAGCGATAACACCAATTTCGCTTGGTTTAAGTTTATTTTGGGGAAGTAGATAAGCAATGATTGCTACTACGGTCGCTTCAATTAAATATTTAAGTAGTCTAATAATTGCTTCCCAAATATCAAAAGTATAGGTCGCTTCGTTCATTCTTATATCTAATAAATAGAAAATAAAAAATAGATATAAGATTTTTATTATTTATTAAATTATAGGAAAGAATGGCTGAAGAGACACTGGTATCGACTAAGGAGGTTGATTTTTTGGATGAGGACAAACCCATTAGAAATCAAAATTATTGTCTCTTATCATTTCTAAGTCCTGAAGATGTTCTTAAGAATAAGGAGGCATATTATTTTTCAAGATTTATTGATAATTTCAGCAAGGATATGAAGACTTTATTTGATAATCTTGCGAATAAGTATCCTGATGATAAGGATATTATTTCTGGAATTCGTGATAATCATTCTTATCTATTTGATAGTAAGGAAATGAATGACCAATATAAATTCTTTAAATCTGTGAATTCCGCGGATATTGATGGAGATTTCCATCGTGAGAATAATTTTAATACCAGTATTCGTGGAATTAAAGTTCGTGGAGTTTTTGATACCATTGACGAAGCCAAGAATAGATGTGAGTTTCTTAAGAAAGTTGATAATAAATTTGATATTTTTATTGGTCAAGTAGGTTGTTGGTGTCCGTTCTCACCAAATCCCAATGATTTGGAAAATCAAGAATATGCTGAAACACAGCTAAATACTCTTATGAAACAATATAAGAAGAATATGGATGATAGAGATGAGGTGTTTGAGAAACGTCGTAATGATATCATCATGAGCACTCAAAAACCCTCAAGTGATTTAGCTGAAAATCTTCAAGAATTAGATACTTGGTCTGCTCGCAAGCTTGAAGAAAGTTCTCAAGAAGTTCCTCAAGAAGTTCCTCAAGAAGTTCCTCAAGAATAATTTATTCTTATATAATATCAGGAAGAATATGGAGGAAGTTAAGAAGGACGTGAGCGAAGCGGTTGTAAATGAAGAGGTTAAGGAAGAGGTTAAGGAAGAGGTTAAGGAAGAGGTTAAGGAAGAAGTTAAGGAAGAAGTTAAGGAAGAGGTTAAGGAAGAGGTTAAGGAAGAGGTTAAGGAAGAGGTTAAGGAAGAGGTTAAGGAAGAGGTTAAGGAAGAAGTTAAGGAAGAGGTTAAGGAAGATGTAAGCGAAGCGGTTAAGGAAGAAGTTAAGGAAGATGTAAGCGAAGCGGTTAAGGAAGAAGTTAAGGAAGAGGTTAAGGAAGATGTAAGCGAAGCGGTTAAGGAAGAGGTTAAGGAAGATGTAAGCGAAGCGGTTAAGGAAGATGATGTTAGTGAGGCGGTAAAGGAAATGAACCTTAAGGAAGATTGATAAATAAGTTAATTATTTTTATGTGAGATAGATGAAAACTATTAAACTAAATTCTCCATTTCATATATAGGAAATAATGAAAGCAATTGCGATATTATTATTATTTATGGGGATGATTTTGATTGTTAAGGGTTATTATTCATTTAAATATAAGAAAATGACAGAACCTCAAGTTATTATTAAATATATTCCTAGAGATGAATATGAGGATTTGTTAAGTCCAAAAGAAAAACTTGATGAATTTTATAAGGGATTGTTTGAAAAGGTTCAACCAAATACATATGATAGTAAAATTAATATAAATAATAATAATAAAGATAATAAATAGATGAATTTAGGTGTGTTAATAACGAAGGCTGTTAATGATAGAAATGATGAATATAAGAGAACTTTTTTGAAGAAAATCAATGACAGACGGGAGAAATTAAGAAAGGAACAAGATATTTATTTGGAGAAGAAGAATTATGTTTTTAATACATATGAGAAAAAGAGGATTGAAAATGATGAAGTTTATAAAAACTTTTATTCAACATTTATGAAATTAAAAGAATTGGGAAATATCGAAAATCTCAAGAATTTAAAAAGACCTGATATTAGTCTTGTTGATGATATTTATACCTGTCATTTAATTAGAAATGAAAAATTTAAGAATTAATAATTAGAATAATTCGTCTTCATTACCATTTTCAGCAAAACCAAAAAACCATCCTAATATTCCAAAAAAAATTCCAATCAATCTTAATGAATATTCAACAAATAAATTAAAAACCTTAATTATATTTATAATTATTTGAGGAATGAATATTAAATAATTCACAATAGATTTAATAAAAAACATAATTGTCATAAAGATATAAGTAATACTATTGAAAAAAAGCATTATGAAATTAGGAATAAATCCTAATATAACTTGAATAAGACTTATTAAAGGAAATAATACCATTTGAATTATTTGAGATAATACCAATCCAATTTGAACAAATGAATTACCCAATTCCCCAAAAACATCCAAAAAACCCTTATTATAATCAGCATTATTAAAACTATTTGTTAATGCTCCACCGTCTTTAAATTCATCACCAAAATTTGTTCTATTTTCACTTGTATTACCAAATGACATATTTCCCAAAACATTAGTCATTATTTAATTATCTATTATTTATAGAAAAATTAAATAATATGTCAAAGAAAGTTTTCAAATTCAATTTCATCGCATTTTTTATCGCATTCTTTCTTGGTCTTACATATGTCTATTTGTCAGTTCCTAAACAACGAGTAATCATTAAATATCCAACTCCTTATAATGCCAATAAACTCATTTATAAAAATGAAAACGATTTCTGTTATAAATATATTGCTGAAGAAGTTAAATGTAGTCCCGAAGCCGTCAATCAACCAATTATTTAAATTATCCTAAATTAGTAAAATGGATTTAAGGAAAGTCATTGATAGACTTTTATATACGAATACGGGTCAAATATTTGTAAGTGTGATATTAGGTCTAATGTTTTCATTAATATTCAAGCGGGTTTGTAAGGAAAATTGTGTAATCTATGTTTCTCCTGATAATAAGGAGATTGAAGGAAAGATATTCAAATTAGAAGATACTTGTTATAAATATAAGATGAAACAAGTGGAATGTAATGAAAATCCCATTGGATTTAAGGAAGGTTTTGAAAAAGCAGAAAATCAATTAGAAGAACCTTCATTTTTAAATAAGGTTTTTGCGTAGTTCTTCTCTTTTTTTTAATAATTCATTCATATATATTATAAATGAATATGATGACTTCTTTGGAAAATATACCTTTAAAAACTTCATCAACTTCTATAAATGATGATAGTAATGACCCAATTGTTAAAGATATTCTTAATGAATTAAATAGTCAATTAGATAATCAAGCCGTTCCTCATAACGTTCCTCAATCGGTTCCTCATAACGTTCCTCAATCGGTTCCTCAAATGGCTCCTTCATCATATCCAATGCCTAATCAATATGTAATTAATAATTCAGTGAATTCTCAAAAACTTAATAAAAATAAAAATTCATATTATAATGAAGAATATTTTAAAAAATCTCTAATAATAGTAGTAATTATCGCATTCTTTTTCATCCCAATCATCTTTAATTCAATCATAGACAAACTCCCCGAACCCCTCCTATCCATATTCAATTCTTATGAAATTTATATAAAACTTATACTCGTATTTATAAGTATTTATCTAATGATGTTTTACAAAATGATTTAAGTTAGAATTATTTATAATTATTTATAATTCGTATAGTTAGAATTATTTATAATTCGTGAATAAGTCTTTTTTATCAAATGCTTGATAATGAACCATATCAGCATTTAGACCTTGTATTCCATATGCTTCAGGAGTTATTTTAATCTCTTGATAATAATTATTAATATCATAAATATTATTTTGAGCTTTATCAAGAAGTTCCGTTGAGATATAAGGCATTTCTACACAACCTTCTTTAACATCCATTTTAACATAATCATTTTCAATACGAGGCATTCTTGTATTTGGTTCAGGCTTAACGTCAGTTGAAAAACTATCCTTGATTATGAAGGGTTGTTTAAGTTCGTTATTTTCCACTCCTTTTTTCTCAAATAACTTTTGATAATATTTGAAATAAATTACCAAGAAAATTATTCCCAATAAAAATCCAATAATTTCGTCTATAACTATAATCGTGAATATTATTAATATAGCAACAATTAATTGATTAGTCTTCGTATTTAAAATCACAGGAAGCTCATAATCATATATCACAACTAACGCAAGTATTAACAAAAGACAAAAACGAATTCCAATTAAAACAAGTTCCATCTTATTAAATACATATAAAATTAAAGTTTTATAATTATTTGAGAAATGGAAACTTATTTATCCCAAAGAGGTTATGCTATTCTTAAAAATGAAGATAATAAGAATATTATCAAGGATATTAAGAAGGAATTGAATGTATCTCCTATAATTATGTCTCCAATAACATCTAAAGACGAAAAAAAGGAATATCCTCTCTATCTAGAAAGCGATAATAAGATTTATCTTCCTAAATGTTATGGTTTGGAGAAATTTGGAAAAGCCAAATTTGATAATCTTAATAGTGGTCTTGATTGTCCTAATTTGATATTTAAAGGAAGTTTAAGAGACGTCCAGAAAATACCTATTGAGAATTTCATTAAATCAGCTGAAAATCCAGAGAAATTGGGTGGAATTATCAGTGTTCCTTGTGGTTTTGGTAAAACCATTATGGCTATCTATATCGCCTGCTATTTTAAGAAAAAAACCTTATTCATCTCTCATAAAGATTTCTTAAACGAACAATTTATCAATAGTGTTAAAGAATTTGTTCCTTCTTGTAAAATTGGACGCATTCAAGGAAATAAAATTGATGTTGAGGGAAAAGAGATTGTCATAGCTACTCTACAATCATTAGCTATGAGAGATTATGAAACATCTTTATTTAAAGACTTTGGTCTTGTGATAGTAGATGAATGTCATCATATAGCCAGTGAGGTTTTTTCAAGGGCTTTTAGGAAAACTAATATTCGTATTTCTTTAGGATTATCGGCAACTTTAAATAGGAAAGATGGATTACGTAAAGTTTTCGAATGGTATTTGGGAAAATCCGTTTATAATCATAAGATTGATAAGAATTCGAGTGAAATGATAGTTCAAATTCACAAGTATTTCGCGTCTTCCAGTGAATATTCGGCAATTAAGACGTTATATAACGGACAACCGAATACCATTGCTTCAATTAATAATATTTGTAATTATAAACCGAGAACAAATTTAATTATTGATATTTTAAAAGATATCTTAAAAACGGATAAAGACCGAAAAGTTCTAATCTTGTCTGAACGGAAAAATCAATTGAAAGATATTGAGGAACTTTTGAAACTTAATGATATGAATGATTTCGGTTATTATGTTGGTGGAATGAAAATGACTGATTTGGATATTTCAGCTACGAAACAGATAATTCTAGCAACTTATCAAATGAGTAGCGAAGGTTTAAATATTCCAACACTCAATACCTTAATTCTGGCAAGTCCTATTGGAGATATTCAACAATCAGTAGGAAGAATTTTGAGAGAAAAAAAGGAAAATAGGAAATATACTCCATTATGTATTGACATCTTTGATGAATTATCAGTTGTTAAGTCAAAAGGATTTAGAAGACTTAAATATTATAAAAGTAATGGATATATTATTAAGAATTATATGGATAATTTGTTCGTTAATGATAATTATCAAGAAGAAGATGAAGAACCCGTTAAAAAGATTGTTAATATTAAAGATTTATTTATTAATGATGATTTTTAATTATTTAAAGAATTAATGATGATTTTAATTATTTAGAAAATGAGAACGATTGAAGATATACATTCAAAAATTAATTTAGTTTATGGAAAATTAACTGAAGAATTACCTGAACAAAAAATGGTTGTTAATAACTTAAATGGAGATGAAAAGGTTTTGGAAATTGGAGGAAATTACGGAAGAAATTCTTGTGTAATTGCTACTATTTTAAACGATAGTTCTAATTTAGTTGTTTTAGAAAGTAATGATGATTTTATTCCAATGTTAAAAGCGAATAAAAATAGAAATTTACTTAATTTTAATATAGAACCCAGTGCATTATCTAAAAGAAGATTAATTCAAAAGGATTTAGATACAAAACCAAGTGAAGTTCTGGAAACTGGTTATAAATGGGTTTCGACAATTACTTATGAAGAATTATTAGTTAAATATGGAATTATATTTGATACATTAGTTTTAGATTGTGAAGGAGCTTTTTATTATATTCTTATGGATTACCCATATATTCTAAATAACGTAAAATTAATTATTATGGAAAATGATTATAAATCTCTTAATGATTATAATTATGTTAAAAATAAATTAATTGAAAATGGATTTATACGAACTTATAAGGAAGACGTTCATCACGCTGATGAGAATTGGAAAATTACTCAACCTTGTATAGATAATTTCTTTGAGGTTTGGAAAAAACCATAAAGATTTAAGAAGATTTCAATTATTTTTATATAAATGACATATGAAGATTTTTTGATTAATAATCTCAAGGGAGATGAGAAGGTTTTAGAAATAGGAAGAAGAAGTTCTTATTTGATAGCAAAGATATTAAAAGAAAGTTCTAATTTAGTTTCATTGGAAACTGATGAAGAAGAAAATGTAAATAAAGAAAATGTAAATTTTCATATTGAAAAATATAGTGAATTATTTATTGATAATGGTTATGAATGTTTGATAAATAAATATGGAATTAATTTTGATACTATTATTATAAGTAATGATGCCGTTATTTTCGCGGTATTTTTATATAAATATCCTGAATTATTAAATAATATAAATTTAGTCATAATTTATAATGATTTCTATGATATTTATCATTATTTATATATTAAACATAATTTAATTAATAATTGTTTTAGAAGAGTTATTAGTTATGAATTATATGAGGTTTGGAATAGAATAAATTAAAACCCTTAATAATTATAGATATGGATATAATAGTTTTCTTTTTAATATTTATTCTAATTTTATTACTAATTTATTTTGTAATTATTAAAAAAGAGGATAATAATACTAATAAAGAAGTTAAATTCGTTAAAAAAGATATTCCTAATGATTTTCATAATGATTTTAATGATGATATTGATATCATTAATGGATGTCAATATAATGATGGTTATGAAAATGAATTAATGTATTCCAATAATTTAAAAGATGGAGATTATGTTAATTTATTTAAAGAAACTGAAATTAAAAATGATGTTATTAATAATAATCAAATTGGTTTTAATCCGTCCCCACGCGAACAAATGAAAACTCTTCCATATGCTAATATTCATTCCAAATGTCTCTATGAAAAAAATAATTGATATATATAGATAACGATTAATTATATATGGCAGCAGCAGTATGCGATAGTGGAAATATAAAAACTTTATTAGGTCAAATTAAGAATAATATTGCTCAAGATGATGAAGCTAATAAAAAAATGATAGAATATTTAGAAGGATTAGATTATACTAATGATGAAGATTTAAATTTTATAAGTTTAATAATTGGTAGAATAATTAATGAAAAACAAATAGATAATTTACCTAATATTGATGCTTTAAAAAATTGTGCTACTAATACTAATATTAATAATTGTGATATATTATTGTTAAAATTAATTAAACAATCTATTAACGCTTTAACTGTAGCTAGTGAATTAAAACCTTTTTTAGAAGAATGTGAAAGAAATTATCCAAAATTAAGTTATCATCTTAAAATGCGAATACAATATATATTATACAGAAATATTTATAAAATACCTGCTTCTCCTTTAAATACTGAAGTTTTAAGAAAAGAGTTTGTTAATTTTTTTGATAAAAGATGTTTAAATGCTCAATATAGAAATATATTATATCAGGATGAAAAATATATTTCAGATAATATTAATACGGTAATACAGACGAATTTTGATGGTTTCAATGAAAAATTAAGAAAATCAATATTTAATATATCGAATGATCCTGCTACTTTTAAATCTCTTAAAACTGATGGAACTACTGAATTAACTATAAATGATTTTGCTTCCTTAAATACAGTTAATAATAAAGCCGAATTAAAAGCCATATTTGATGAAAAAATGAGAATTATGGGAGGTAATAAAGGAGTTCATATGTATCATTTATGTAGTTCTAGTGTTAATATAAGTCTTAAGAAGGTTCAAGCGAAGACAGCGAGAGAAGGTGCTAAAATAATGGCTCGCAAACTTTTAAATAAATCTGGTAATAAATCAGTTAAATTTTCATTAAAAAGAATGATAGGTAATAAAGAGAAATATTATAATTATCAAGCTTCTATTGATAAATCTGGTAAGATTTCCATTAAATCAACTTAAGAAATCAATTAGTCTTCAATTGTTTTTATATTTATATATTTATGAATTATATCTATATATTGATATTTATGTGTTCCAAATGCTCTTGAAATTCCTGTATCACAATAAATAATTTGATTGTCATTAACCATTATTCGTTCAAATGCGGTATGACCTAGAAACATAAATTTCAGTCCTAATTGATTAAATAAGATAGAAGTTTCATCTTTATTATTTTCATTTCTATTCCAAAGAATTCCATTATTTCCCAAAATGATTTTATCAAATATTTCTTTATCTTCGATAGCTACAATTCCATTTTCCAAATAATTTCTCCATATATAATTTAAATAAAAGATATCTTTTTTATTTTTCTTAAGGATTTCCAAATGAGATAATTCGAATTTAGCGTGGCAAAACAATAATTCATTAATTTTAAAAATCAAGGGTCGTTTAGCTAATATTAATCCAATAGAACCTGTTTTAGATTTAAATAAATCCAAACGAAGTTCATTTCTATTCATAGGTGATACATAAGAAAAATCACCTATGATATTCATTAACTCGTGATTACCTATTAAGGATATTACAGCACCTCCTTTAATTTTAGCCAAATCATTTAAATGTTCTGTGAAATAAATCATTTCGAAATCACTTAAAACTTCCCAATTTTCATTACTATTCCTATTAAGACTATCTATTTGGTCTCCTAATTGAACTACAATGGTATTAGAAGGTTCGGCAATCCATTCAAGATTATTATTAATAATTTTAGCATCCATTAGAATATTTTTAAATCTTTTAATATCTCCGTGAATATCTCCAATAACTATAATCCTATTTGTATCCCCGTAAGAACTTAAATCATTAGGATAGGAAAAATACATTTATATTTATTAGATAAAAAAAATTATATTAATAAATGGCAATGGATATTGATAATATTAATATTAAATTAAATAATA